GTCAAAAAAAAGCACTGATTCTTTTGAAATGTCAGGTAGTTATACTGTATGGCTAAGAAAAAACAATCTAAAAGTGACATCTCTGAAGCCAGATCGGTTGATGAACTAGCTGTTGAGATAGCGGCGGCAAGCGGAGGAAGCCTAACGCCGGATGCGGTTAAGGCCGCAGTGAAGGTTTTGGGGTTTAGGAAAAAAAAGATAAGCCTGATCGAGTATGTGGCCGCATTGCTTAAGGCGTGATTCACGGATGATCAAAAAACAAACCCTAAACCCTAAATCGCTCAAGCCGTCTCAGCTTTTGCGTCTGGTCAACTCTACCAAACTCGGAGAGGTTGTGGCCGACCGCACGGTCAAGCGGCATCGCGACCGGGCCGGCTACCAAATCGGCGACGATACCACGGTTGACATTTATAAGTATGCCGCGTGGCTGACGAAAAACAACATCAAGCCGACGATGACACAAGAGGAAAAATCCGAGGCGGATAAACAGAGGAAGCACGAAAAGGTTTTTCTGAAGCAGCGCCTCGACTTGATTCCAGAACCGCTTGATAAAGCCAGGCGTACGGCTGGCGGGAAAAGCCTAAAGTTTTTTTGCAAGACTTATTTCCCCGATGTGTTTTACCTGGAATGGTCTAAGGACCAGCTTAAGGCACTTGAAAAGATTGAGCGGTCTGTGCTTCGCGGCGGCCTTTACGCGCTGGCCATGCCGCGCGGCAGCGGCAAGACAACACTCATGGAGGTCGCATGTTTGTGGGCGGCGCTCTATGGGTATCGGCGTTTTATTTGTTTGATCGCTTGCTCCAAAGAGCGAGCGAGAAAGCTGCTTGGCGTTATTAAAACATGGGTTGAAACCAACCCGCTTCTGTTGGCGGACTTCCCCGAAATTTGCATACCGGCCAAATCGCTCGAAGGCTCCAACAACAGACAGAAGGGGCAGCGGTGGTTTAATGGGGATCACACACACATCGTCTGGAACAAAGACGAGATCATCTTTCCGACCGGCCACAAACAAAAGTCAGAAGGTATCATTATTACCTGTGCCGGATTGGATGGTTCTGACATTCGCGGTCAGCAGCACGCAACGCGCGACGGCGAAATCGTCCGCCCGGACTTGGTAATGATCGATGATCCGCAAACGCGCGAATCGGCACACTCGGCGATGCAGTCGCAAGACAGAGAAAGTTTACTTTCAAGTGATGTGATTGGGATGGCTGGTCCTAAGAAAAAGCTTTCAGGGTTAATGGCTTGCACTGTGATTTGTAACGACGACATGTCCGACCGAATGCTTGATAGAAAGCGACACCCCGAATGGCATGGCGAGCGGACAATGATGGTTTACCGGTTCCCTGCCAATGAAAAGCTATGGGAAAAATACGCCGAGATTCTCCGCGATGAATTGGAAAATGATGGCGACGGCAGCGACGCGACTCGGTTTTACGCTGAACACCGCAAAGAGATGGACAAGGGGGCGCTAGTGGCATGGGAAGGCCGCTACAATGAGGGCGAGATTTCCGGCATACAAAGCGCAATGAATATCAAGATTTTGAATGAGGCTGCGTTTTGGGCTGAGTATCAAAACAAACCGCAGGCGGAATCGCTTGGTGAGGATATGCTGTCGGCGTCGGCGATCTCCGAAAAGACAAACAATCTGCCGCGCGGCATTGTGCCGCTTGGGTGCTCCTATCTGACGATGTTTACAGATGTTCAGGGGGCCGCTTTGTTTTGGGTTGTGTGTGCCTTCGAGGATAACTTCACCGGCTACGTTGTTGATTACGGCGCGTGGCCGGACCAGCCGCAAGGCTACTATACGCTGAGCCAGATTACCAAAACCATCCGGACGGTTTGCCCGGGGGCCGGACTGGAAGCGGCGATCTATAACGCTCTAGAAAAGCTCACGGCCGAAAAGCTCGGCACCGAATACCGCCGCCAAGACGGAGTGATGATGCGGATTGACCGCAACTTAATCGATGCTAACTGGGGCGACAGCACGGACGTTATCTATCAGTTCAGCCGGCAGAGCGCCTATGCCGCGACGATCATGCCGAGTCACGGCAAATATGTCGGCGCATCGAGCACACCATTTTCAGAGTATAAAAAGAAAAAGGGCGATCAGGTTGGTCATCATTACCGCGTGCCGTCCGTGACCGGAAAACGCGCCGTGCGGTATGTGCTGATTGATACCAACTATTGGAAAAGCTTTGTGCATAGCCGGTTGGCGGTGCCGATGGGGGATGCCGGGTGTCTATCGCTTTTCGGCAACAAACCTCGGCTGCATGAGATGTTTGCCGACCATGTGACATCTGAATATCGGGTGCGAACCGAGGCCAAAGGGCGAACGGTTGATGAGTGGAAAATCAAACCGCACCGGCCAGACAATCATTGGTTTGACTGCCTGGTTGGATGCCATGTAGCGGCGTCAATTTGCGGCGCTCGGATTGTGGGCATGGAAACCAAAGCAAAACATGAAAACAGGAAAAAGATCAGGCTGTCCGAATTGCAGCGACAGAAAGCGGTGGGTGAATAATGGAGTATAATAAAACAATCGCTGACGACAAAACAACCGAAGGTTTAATCTGCACCGAATGCGGGTGTCGACACTTTTACACCGACTCCACACGCCGGCTGGGTAAGCAAATCCACCGCTATAAGCACTGCCGCAACTGCGGAAAGCGCATTGTCACCATAGAAAAAGTAAAAGAAAAAGTGAAATAATTTTACAGATATGTAAAAAAACAAGGAAGTTTTGTAAACACTTAAAAAAGCTACTAGGCAAAAATAATCATCGTCTGCTATAAAGCTATGCGTTGTTTGATGTGTTTCCTTCAACGTTGGCCATGCGGGGCCGCATACCTTGCATGGCCATTTTTTTATGACAGATGATCTCAGCACTAGCATTGAAACTAACGCCTCGGGTCCGAAGAAATTCTCTGGCGATTCCGGGAGTGTTGAGCAGCATCCTATCCAAGATCAGATTGATGCGCATAATTTCCTGCAAGGGAAAAAGGCTGTTACCAAACCGAATCTAGGATTGCGGTTTGGTAAGATTACACCGGGGGGTTCCGTCTGATGTGGCCGTTTAATGCCATTAAAAACAGAGCCTCTAAAGTTACCAAGGTGATTCGCGCAATTTATGATGCTGCGCAAACGACTTCGGACAATCGCAAGCATTGGGCGAACGCGGACGCTTTATCTGCCGACGCGGCGTGCAGTAGTTCTGTCCGAAAAACCGTCCGTGAGCGTGCCCGCTACGAATATGCCAATAACAGCTATGTGTGCGGTATGGTTCAAACACTGACCAACGACATTATCGGCACCGGGCCGCGGCTGCAAATGAAAACAAAAGACCCGCTGCTTAACGCGGCGGTCGAACGTGAATATGCCAAATGGTGTAAACGCTCTAAGTTTAATAAGAAGCTCAGAGTGATGCGAAATGCCAAGACGGTGGACGGGGAAACGTTTGGCATTTTAACGACGAATGAAAAATTACGCTCGAGGGTGAAGCTGGACGTGAACGTGGTTGAAGCCGACCGCGTGGCCAATCCGTATTTTGATTTCAAAAACAATAAGATTATCGATGGAATTGAATTTGATGAGTATGGCAACCCATCGATTTACCATGTGATGAAAAGCCATCCGGGCGACATGTTTGCAACGATGGAGTCAATGAAAGTTCCATCCGAAAATATGATTCACTGGTTTAGTCCGTCGCGGCCTGAACAGCATCGCGGGGTTTCCGAGATTGTTTCCACGCTGCCTTTGTTTTCTCAAATGCGTCGTTATACTTTAGCCGTTGTCAGCGCAGCCGAGAATCTTGCTAATATTGCTATCGGGCTGAAAACAAATGCGCCACCGGATGGCGAAGCGTCTGACGAATATGAATCGATGGATGCGTTTGAACTGCCGCGCAATATGGTAACAGTGCTTCCAAGCGGGTGGGATTTAACGCAGGCGGATCCGGTGCAGCCGACAACGACATACCCGCAATTCAAATCGGAGATTCTCAAAGAGGTTGGCCGCTGCAAGTCCATGCCGAAAAACATCATGACGTGTGATTCATCCGGCTATAACTACGCATCCGGCAGGCTCGATCATCAAACGTATTTCAAGGCGATTGCTGTGGAGCGGTCCGACGCCGAACTTGAGGTGACGGATGTGGTGTTCGAGGCGTTCTGCGCGGAGTTGATGTTATCCACAGAATTCGCGGCGCTTCGCACGATGGACGAAATCCAGCACCAATGGTTTTACGATGGACGCGAGCACGTTGATCCGCTGAAAGAAGCGCAGGCCCAAGACATCAATCTCGAAAACAATTCAACAACATTGGCTTTTGAATATGGCAAGCGAGGACTTGACTGGGAAACCGAAGTCGAGCAGCGAATCAAAGAGAAAGCAAAGATCGCTGACTTGCATAAAAAATACAAATTAACTGAAACACCTAAGAAACCTGTCGAGGTTAAAGATGAGCCAGAAGAATCCGAATCCATCACAAACGAAAATTGACCAGACAGAATTTTGCTTTAACTGCCCCGTGGAGTTTGAGGCGGCGGCGGTTGAAGGCGGTTTGCCGAAATTCAAGATGCTTGCCTACAACGGCGGCAAAATGAAACTGGATGGATTCTATTACCCGGTTGCTGTCGAGTTGACCGGCATGAAATTTGACCAGGTGACGCCGACTCGGCTGAACCACGACTCGGGGAAAGGCGTCGGCCATACCACCGAAATCAGCGCCGATAGCGGCAAACTGACCGCTTCCGGCTTAATCAGTCGCGCGACCGAGTTCGCTTCCGATGTGGCGCAAAGCGGCAAGAATGGATTCCCTTGGAAGGCGTCCATTGGTGCCGACATCATCAAGGCTCAGTATATCGGTGAAAAACAATTCGCTATCGTTAACGGCACTAAACAGACGGGGCCGTTTTATCATGTGTTGAAATCGCAACTTAAAGAGATCAGCTTTGTTGACTCCGGGGCTGATGACAAAACAAAAGTAACCATCGCGGCAAAACGAAAGGAACCTGATATGAAAAAAGTGAAACCTGACGGTAGTGAAGTTGAAATCGAACAAACGGAAATCGAAGCCGAAGCGCCCGAGACTATGGTGCCAAAGCAAATTTCTACCCCGGCTCAGCCGACGGAAATTCATACGGCGGATCCCGTCGCAGACATCCGGGCTAAAGCCGCGGCGGAATTGGAGCGAATCGCGGACGTGCATAAATTGTGCGAAGGATTCCCGGCCATCCAGGCCAAGGCAGTTGCCGAGGGATGGGACGCCACACGCTGCGAACTGGAAGTCCTGAAGGCCAAACGCCCGGAACCTGTCAGCGCTCGCAAAGATAACGCTGAGGCGTTCCCCAAGACGCTTGAGGCCGCGGCCATGATGTCTTGCGGCATCAAAGGCGAAACGCTTATCGCCAGTTATGGCGAGCAGCCGGTCAACGAGGCCGACAAACGTTTCCGGCATATCGGCCTGAAACAACTGCTCATGGAAGCGGCGTGGGCGAATGGTTATTCCGAACGCCATTTCAGCGACGGCGATCTCGGAAACATTCTGTTTTATGCCGCGCCTCAGAAAAACAAACTCCAAGCGGCCTTCAGTTCTGCCGACGTGTCAGGCATCCTGAGCACCGTTGCCAACAAAGTTCTGTTGGACAGCTTCAATCATGTGGATCAGTCGTGGCGGTCGATTTCGGCCATCCGTGATGTCAAGGACTTCAAACGCATCACCAGTTATCGCTTGCTCGGTAATGCGACGTATGAAAAAGTTGGCCCGGACGGCGAACTGAAACATGGCAATCTGTCCGAGGAATCGTTTGGGAACCAGGCCGACACTTACGGTATTCTGCTTTCGATCACCCGGCGCGACATCATTAACGACGATCTTGGTGCTTTCAATGATCGCACCCGGATGATTGGCCGCGGGGCCGGTACTGGTTTCAACAATATCTTCTGGGCCGCGTTCATGGACAACGCCACTTTCTTTACGGCCGACTTGGGCAACTATGTTTCAGGTGCCGACACAGCTCTGTCCATCGAATCATTGTCTTCGCTTGTCACCACGTTCTTGAATCAGGTGGATGATAATGGCGATCCCCTGGGTGTCAGTCCTGAAATTCTTCTGGTCCCCAACGCTCTTAAAGCGACCGCTGAGTTGATTTACAAAGCCACAGCCATCAACGAAACGACGACGGCGAACAAGGCAAAACCGAACATGAACATCCATGCCGGTCAATATACGCCGGTTGTAAGCCCGTATCTCGGCAATGCTAACTTCACCGGCAACAGCACGACGGCGCATTATCTGCTTGGTAATCCGAATGCGTTCCCGGTGATTGAATCGTGCTTCCTAAACGGCGTTGAAGTGCCCACTGTGGAGCAGGCTCAGGCCGACTTCAACCTGCTTGGAATCCAAATGCGAGGCTTCCACGATTTCGGCGTTGAAAAACAGGACGGCCGCGGCGGAATTATGAGCAAAGGTTCGGCTTAATCATTAAGCGGAACTGACCGTTTTTGTTTTTAGTTTTGTGTGATTAAACAAAATCATTTGAACATTTTTATAGGAGCTTTTTATGGAAGCTATTTTTGTGCAAGAAGGCAAAACGATTGATTACACTCCGGTGTCTGCCGTGACGGCAGGCTCGATTGTTGTTATCGGGTCCATCCCCGCTTATGTGGGTTCGCCCATCGCGGCAGGCGTGCTCGGTGCAGCTTCGGTTGAGGGCGTGTATGACGTGCTCAAAGGGGCTGAAACCTACACCGCGGGTGATTCGGTTTACTGGGATGCGGACGGAACGCCAACCGGAGGTTCAACCACCGGCTGTGCCACAGACAATGCGGCGCTGGGCGAACTGATGGGGTGGGCCGTTAAAGATGCGGCCACCGGCGACGCGCGCGTCCGCGTGAAATTTACTTCCGCGAAACGAACAGCGACGATTGCCGGGAGTGTTTCGGCTACTGCTATCGCCGGCAGCGATTCGTCTCTTGGTATCTCCGGTTTGCAAGCTGCCCAGGGCGGCGCTATTCCGATTACCGGCGGCGTATCCACCACGTCGGCGAATGCCGGCGGCGCTGTGTCTTTGACAGGCGGTGTGCCTGGGGCCACTGGCACTGGTGGCGCGGCCTCTGTGGTCGGCGGAATCGGCGGGGCAACCAGCGGGGCTGGTGGTGCGGCGTCCTTGGTCGGTGGTGCCGGAAGTGCGACTGCCGGTGCCGGCGGCGCTGTGGCTGTAACTGGTGGTTATGGCACGCTGGTAGGGGCCGGCGGCGCGATTGCTGTGACAGGCGGTGCCGGAGGCGCGACGAGCGGCAACGGCGGTGCGATTGCTATCGCCGGTGGTGCGGCCTCTGCAAACGACGATGACGGCGGCGCTGTGGCCATCAATGGCGGTGCCAAAAATGGGACCGGCGATGATGGTGCTATTTCCATCGGTACTACCACGGCGGCTTCCGTGACAATCGCTAAAGCGAGCATTGCGACGAAGATCGGCGGTCCTTTAACGCTTACAGTTGGCGCGACCACCACGGCAGATGGATCGACGAATGCCGATGCGGTTGCGTTACCGGCTGCAACATCGAGCGTTTACCTTGTCGATGGTGCCGATGACGCCAAGGGTGTAATCCTGAACGACGCCGACAAAGTGGTTGGCCGGGTGATCCATATTCTCAATCTCGTCAACAACAAAATACTCAAAATCTATCCGACAGCTGGCGCAACGATGAACGGCGGCACTCACACCACCGTTGCCGCTTCGACGGCGAGCGGCGGTAGCTTGACCGCTTGTTATGTTGCAACAGACACATGGATTGCTTTCTAAGAAAGTGATCGGGCATGAATCTTTTGAGACAAGGTGCAGAACTCCTCGAACAGGTACGTGATAGTTTTTCCACCGAAACTATCACGTACCAACGAGGGGCGTTAACCGAGAGCGTCCAAGCAACACCTGGAAAAACAAAGTTTGAATATGACGATGGGAATGGCGTTAATGTCGCGGCGCAAGTGATCGATTTTTTAATCACAAAGACCTATCTGGTTGATACTTTCACGAAGCCGCAAGCGGGGGATCGGATTGTTTTTGGAACAAAAACTTACGAGGTGGTTCCTGTTGCTGGTGAGTATTTCCGCGATTCGGACTCTTACAATTTGACATGGCGAATCCATACAAAGGAAATTTAAGATGACTCGAAAAGACAGAATTATAGGCGGGCAGTTAGTTGCCTTTGATTCCGAAACAAACGAAATTATGGTCAAGGTTTCTGGGGTGCACGTCGATGTTGAAGACCTTGACATTGGTAATATGAATCCTTTGAACGTCGCCGGTGAAAAGGTCAACATATCTACCGAAGAAAAACAAACTGAACTAAATGCTTGTGTTGGTGAATTGAAAGACGCACCTGTGGCCTATAACGGCGACGATGAAAGCGACATCTCTCGCAGCGGTATTAGCTTATGGAAGCGCATGTGCAACTCTTTGAAGGCGATTGCAGCGACACTCGCCACTGTCAAAACAAATACCGACCCATTGGTAACAGCAGACGGCGGCGGTTATATTCGCCAAGATTCATCGGCAACAATTGCCCTAGAGTCCGACGGTAATCTAGCGGCGATTAAAGCTAAGACAGATAACATCCCTGCCCTTGGACAAGCTCTGGCTGCTACGTCTGTCCCGGTTGTTTTGACAGCTGACCAAATCACCACATTAACCCCCCCGGCTGCAATAACCGGATTTGCCACGGCTGCGGCCCAGGCGTCGCTGCTTGCGGCTCAGAAGCCGTACAGCACCGTGCTTGCCGGTTATCTGACTCTGAGCGGTTCGGCTGAATTATTGATTCCTGAATGGGTTGAAGGTGTTTATACAGTCGGTTCTTTTGTGCAAGATGTCTCAGCCATTTATTATTGTATTTTGCAGACCACAGACCAGGAACCGGGTATATCTACAACTGCTTATTGGTACCCCGTTACTCCTCGTGCGATTATGATTTCGCCTGGAGAATCGAATATGGCAGGTATCTATTATGGCTCTTCCATACGGCAAAATCGTTTATTGGAAGTAGGGTGCTCTCCTGACAAAATATCTTTGGATGACATAGGTGTTATGGGTCTTTATGTGAATGGTACTGTGTCTGAAACTGTCGAAATCATGATATTAGAGTGAGGTGAGCAATGGCAATGACAAATAATCAAGTCGCTATCGAGCGGCATAAATACCATAATCACGCCTGGCACATCTATCATTCGGCAGGGATAAACTCGGAATGGTTTAGATGGCGTGTCGCCACTGGGAATTCTATGTCGAACGGCGGTGACGACACCTATCCGGCATTGGCTGGGTGCACTCGCGGTAAAGTTTATGCCGGTGTGCGAAAAAGCATTTCTTTTGGCGATGAGTCTGCATCTAATGCTATGGCTGGGCCTGTGGCACGTCAGGGGGCTGCAACTTATTGGGCGCCAAATACTGGTGCTTATTCACAATTTGCCGTGCCTGATAATACTACGCATTATCGTTTGTGGGTTTATTTTAACTCAGGTTCTACCGACAACATCACGGTGCAATATCAAGATGCCGAAGGCGACCCGACAGGCGATGCAAACGAGACTGTTATCATTAAAACACTCAGCGAGGTTGGGCCTGCACCTTGGGTTGTTATGCCTACCGGCGCAAAATTTATAAAATTAACCGCCGCATCAGCTTTTTTTGCGTATGTGGTTGGTGCTGACTTTATCAACAAAAATAGCCAAGTCACTCCTGATACTGCTGGGTCAATGATGTTTGATGGTCCAAATGGTGAGACTCAAACGGTTATGCGAGCCGACCATTGGTTGCCGTATGGTTCTGTTTTGGAATCGGTTGAAAGTGCTGTTTATTGGAACGATCACGAGTCTGCTTATTCGGGGTCTAATACTTGGGGGGGATTGGCTCATCGTGGCATAAACGATGGTGGAAGCGGCTTTACAAACGTAGTCACATTTGAAACTCAGATCGGAACTGGAGCCTTGACAGCATGGGGAAATGGAAATGCCGCTCATGCTGCTGACAATGCAGACACGCGAACTTATGGTGATTATGTCGTAATGAATTTGATTGGACTGACGGTTTATCAAACAGCGGCCATGGTCAATGCAAGAGGCTCTTTAACGGGCAAATTGGTTTTCAGTAACAACGGATGTCTTGTGGACTATGCAGTTACTACTTCGGCTGCGATGGATGTATTTTGTGCTTTCACAATCCAATTCCCGATACCGAGTGATGTTAAAAAAGTGATGTGGTGGGGGGACAACTCTCCCCAAATTATTCCGTCAACAGAAAATAACATCTTTAGTCTTGACCAAGATAAAAAGGATGGCGTGTGGTTTTGGGGTGGTCAAAATCAAACTTTTTATGAAGTCTCTATGCTGAATGTTGACAGTAGTCTTTTATATTTTAGCAAAGTTGCGTCGGGCTATTTCCCTCGAATAAACATAAATTCTGGTGGTGCTAAAAAGTTGTATTTCAATGCTTGTTTTGATATTACAACTGCACAGTTGTTGCTTGGAAACGGCGACACGATTTCGACTAAGTTTAAGATTACACTGACAGACATCCGTTCAGCAAAAAAAATAAATCCGAATCAAAGAGTTTTTGAAATAGCACCGTAAGGCGGCTAGACCGGTAGGAGCGTTCTAATGATTATTCAAGAACTTGAAGAAAGAATAGCACCTTGATATTAGAGAGGAATTTCTATGCAGGAAAAACACGAGATTCACAGCGATGAGATTTCACCTGGTGTTTTAGCAATTATTGAATTGACAGCGATGAGAGCGGCGAAAGAAGCGGTCAAAGAGTCGGAAGTGAATGTTCAAAAAAATACTCCTTGGAAACAATGCAAAGATGAAATGAAGGTTGTGGCAAAAATGGAAGTGAAAACTCATGCAGACGAATGCCCGTTCAAAAAGGTTTATTGGATGTGTTTGGGTGGTGCAAGCGTTTTAAGCATCGTTTGTTCGTTATTATTTCAGATTGTAAGCAAATGGTTTTAATTTTTTAGAAAGGGTTTTATAATGAAAAAGATACTAACTGTTTTGTGGTTTATCTGCATATTTTTGTGTGCCTTAATGTTTATAGCTTGTATTTCAACTCAAGAAGGATTGATACCAGCACGTGTTGATAATGGATGGATTCAGTATGTCGAAAAAGCAGGAGTGACACCACCGGGAGGATTTAAAAGTTCGTTAGAGAAATATGTTCCTTATTCCACTCTAGCAGAACTAAAAAAGGTTTCTGCTTACATGGATTATGCTCACTTTTCTTTGCAGACATCTTATAATAGGTTAAGTGAGGACGACAATACTTTATATTCGTTTTATAAAAATCAACGAGACGCTTCGCAGAAAGAAGCGGAATCATTCCAGGAAATGTTGTTTGGTACAACTGGTTTAGTGACGCTTGCAGGTGGAATACTTTTAGGCGGTACTGGATTTGGTTCTGTAGTGCAAATTGTAAATTCTAAAAAGGTTACGGCTGCAAAGGCAAATGAAGAAAAGGCAGCTGTGCAGACAGATGAAACAAAACAGAAATTGGCTGCGGTATCTGCCGGTTCAACCACAATTGCCAAAGTCATTGATGATGCCTATGCTGAAAATACAGATTTCGGAAATGGAGTCACATTCCAAAAGATTTGGGATACTTATTTAAAGTCAAAATGTGTGGATGCTCAGTTAGCCGCTGAAAAGTTAGGGGCTGTCATTATGCCGGACAAACTGAAAGACAACCCACAATCCGTTTAACCGAGTAATTTTATGGCGTCGAAACTTGTTGAAATCGCAGAGGCCGTTAAGGTCTTCCTTAACGACGAATCCGAAAAGGGAACCTTTGCCCCTTACACGTTTGAGGCCACACGCACATACTTGCCGTGGAAGCAAATCAATGAGCTTTTAGAATTAACGGTGATGGTGATCCCGGGCGGCTTAAGTTCAGAGCAGGAATCACGCAGCATGTACCGCGACGACTTGGTGGTCGATGTGGCGATTGGCAAACACATCGACATCACGTCAAACACCGAGGCCGACGCGATCATGGGCCTCGCTGAACTTGTCCATGTGACGCTTAGAGCGATTGATGTGAGTGATGTGTCTTGGGTTAAGAACGAACTGAAGGCGATTTACGATGAAATGATTCTTCTGAAGAGCCATGTTTATCTCACTGTAATTCGGATGACATTTAATGCAGCTTCTTGAGTTCAAACAATTTAAGACACAGTTCTTTTATAAAAAGGTTGTGGACGCTTCTGCGCGACAGGCCAAAAAAGTGCTTAGCCGATTCGGCGCTTACGTTCGCCAAACCGCTCGGCAGTTGATCCGGAGGCGGCGGCGGTCATCGAGGCCGGGCGAACCTCCGACGAATCAAACCGGGCTGCTGCGAGATTATATTTTCTTCGGCTACGATGATGTTGGCCAAGGGGTGTTGATCGGCCCGGCGTTACTCCACGGGCGAAAAGGAACCGGCGACAATGCTGAAAAGCTACAAGCTTTGGAATATGGCGGCGTCACCGAGATCAACCAGAAACGAATTAACTTGCGGCCGCGGCCATTCATGCAGCCGGCTTATGATGAAAACGAAAAGAAACTCCCTGAAATATGGCAACAATTTCCATTGACTTAGAAAGGAAAAAATATGACTGTTAAAAATTTTCTCTTAGGAAAAAACGCAAAGCTGTATATCGATCCTGATTTCGATTCGGATTCCGGCGACACCCCGGACGACGAAACGACTTTGTCTGACGAAATGGACAATGTGACCAGTGCCAAGCTGGCACTGGGATCGAAAGAAACGGACGTGACCACCCGCGCTAATGGCGGCTGGGAAGCGACGGTCAAGACGCTCAAGAACGCCACCCTGACGTTTGACATGATGTGGAAGCCGGGCGACACCGCGTTCGACGCCATTCAGGCGGCCTATCTGGCCGACAAAGAAGTCGCTGTCGGATCGTTCGACCAGGCAAAAACTGTCACCGGTGCCCAGGGCATCGTCGGCACATGGGCGGTGACGGCTTTTGACAAAGACGATCCGCTTGATGGGCCGCAGAAGGCAAGCGTCACGCTGAAGCTCTGCAACTTTGGCGCATGGTGGGGGAAGACGGCGTAGTCTGATTGTGTTTTTTAATCTATTTTTTAGGAGATAGTTATGAAAGAGTTTGTGGATAACAGCGGGACTCGCTGGAATGTGGAACTGACTATCGCGTCGATTAAACGCGTGCGAGACCTTTTATCGGTGAATCTTTTGGAGCCTGAGTCTGGCGAACCCCCACTGCTTACCAGGCTCGGCTCCGACATTATTTTATTGTGCGATGTGATTTATGTGCTGGTTAAACCTCAAGCGGACGCGCAAAACGTAAGCGATGAGCAATTCGGTGAACTACTTGGCGGTGACGCGATCTTGTTGGCGCAGGAAGCGTTTTACCAAGAGCTTATTGATTTTTTCCTGCGGTCCGGGCGTCCGGACAAACTGAGGATGATCGAAAAACAAAGAGCACTGATAGCCGCGGCGATAGCGATGGCGGAGAAGAAAGTCGAAGCCATCAACACCGACGAGATATGTTCCAAGTCGTTTACGAACTTGCCGGGATTGCCGGCGTCGTCCCCGACAGCCTGACGCTTCGGGAATTGATGATTATGGCCGAAGGCAGGCAGCGGAGCCAATGGAACCAAACCGCTTCTATTTTGGCAATCATCGCCAATGTGAACCGCGACGAAAAGAAACGCAGCACGCCATTTAGCCCAAGCGAATTTAATCCGTACAGCGACGCGAAACAGGACGAACCCAAAACGGTAACGACTGAAGAATGGTCGGAAATCGGAAAAGCATTAGAGAACTCTTATGGCAAACACTCAAGGAATCCAGGCAGGTAAAGCGTATGTCTCGCTTTATTTGGACGACAACCCGCTCACGCGGGGATTGAATGCCGCCCAGGGCAAGATCAAGGCGTTTGGCAATGAGTTGAAAAACGTCGGCAAAGACCTGATGGTTGCGAGCTTGGCGATTCTGGGGCCGCTGGCGCTTTCTTCAAATGTGTTTGCGACGTTTGAAACGCAGATGGCCGCTGTTTCGACCATGCTTACTGAGCCGGACAAACACATGGAGGAGTTCGGCGCAACGGTCCGCGCAATGTCGATTCGGTTTGGCGAGAGTACCGAATCGCTGAGCAAAGGGCTGTATGATATTTTATCGGCATCTGTTGCCGCTGAAAGCGCCTTGGGGGTTTTGAATGTTTCAGCGAAGGCGGCTACGGCCGGCCTCTCGACCACCGGAGTTGCCGCCGATGCAATCACGACAATCCTTAACTCGTATAAGATGTCGGCGTACCAGGCTGGGTCTGTTTCCGATTGGCTTTTTACGGTGGTCAAGCGAGGTAAAACAACCTTCGGCGAGTTGGCCCCAGCTATCGGCAACGTAGCTACCATTGCAAGCAGTGCGCATGTACCGCTCAATGAGGTCGGCGCGGCATTGGCAACCATGACACGCAATGGCGTCAAAACCGACAACGCCGTCACCTCGCTTAACGCAATTATCTCCTCGTTTTTACAGCCAACCGAAGAAGCCGCGCAGGCGGCCAAGGCGCTAGGCTTTGAAATGTCCACAACCACGCTTCAAATCGAGGGGCTAGTCGGGGTCTTTGACAAGATCAAGAACCTGCCGCCGGACGCAATCGGCAAGCTGTTCCCGAACATCCGCGCGTTAAAAGGTGTGCTGCCGGCCCTGTCAAACATGGATGGATTTTTGGAAGACATTGCAGCAATGGCAAATAGTGCGGGGAACACCGATGAGGCGTTTTTGAAGATGGCATCCACCTCCGGCCAGGCGTTTAAAAGTCTCAAGATGGCCGTTATTGATCTGGGCGTCTCCATCGGAAAGGCCATTGCTGAGCCGGTTAAAAAGCTGGCTGTCATTCTCGCCGAAGTTTCCAAGTTTATATCCGGGATGGCCGAGCGAAATAAAGAGCTGCTGATTACCATCGCAAAAATAGCCGCCGTGGTGTTTGTTGCCGGGTCGGCGCTGACTGGGTTTGGCTTTGCGATGATCGGGATCAGCAAGGCTATCGGGACGCTGCTTTTTGGACTGAAGCTCATCGCGGGTGTGTTCGGTTTTATTCTGTCGCCGATGACGCTGGTGATTGGCGCGATCGGCGTCGCGACCTATATGCTTGTCTCGCATTTTGACATCATAAAAAGTGTCGGCAACGGCATCGGCGAGACGTTCAGCAAGGCGGCCAATTGGATTTCAACAAGCAACAACATTGTAGCTCAGTCATTGAGCTTTTTAGGGCAAAGCGTCAAAACAACATTCAGCTTAGCAACTACAACGTTTTCTGGGATTCGAGACGCCTTAAAAGCCGGTGACATCGAGGCCGCTTTTGATATTGCTGTTTTGGGCCTGAAGGCGATATGGAAAAAGTTTTCATTTGATTTCAAGGCTATTTGGTATGGCGTGCAAGAAGTTCTTTTGTCGGCATGGTTCAGCACGGTTGAGGCCATCAAAAATAAATTCAATGATGTTTTGAATTTCTTTGGAAAGGTTCAAAACAAAGTATCCGAATGGATGATGGAAGCAACCTTGTGGGTGATGGGCGAAAGCGACAATCCGTATGCTAAAGATACTTTGTCAAAAATGACGGAGGCTTCTAAGAATGAAACAGAGTCGGAATATCAAAAACGACAAGATGAAATAGCCGAAGAATCAAGAAAAAATAACGAGGCTTTGGATTTGCTTCGGACTGAGCATACAAACAATCTCATCAAGCAAGATGAGGAATTGGCCGCCGCGACCAAGCGCCTTCAAGACGCAACAAATAAGGCTGCGGACGCTGTTAAGTCAAAAGAGGAAAAAGACGCTGAAGCCAAAGCCGCAACCGTTCCCGATGTCAGCAATTTGTTAAGTGGCGTCGGCGCGGCGATAGCGATTCAGGCGAGCACAATTTTCGGCACGTTTAACGCGATGGGCGGTAGCGGGCTTCAAGGCTGGGGCTACGGGAACAATTCAGAGTGGCAGGCAACACTTAAAGCGATTGCAAACAACACGAAATCCACCGCCGATAACACCGAAGAAATCAAAAACAAAGATGGAATGACATTTACGGATTCCTAATATGGCGATTACAGTTCAAGAAAAATACGGGCGATCTTCGACCGAGGGCGAAAGCCCGACGACGTCGCTGAAGTACATCATCAAGGGTACCGATGATGAGACCGAGGCGAAGAATGCGCTGAAGGCGCAATCGCCGACGACGCACGACGGGCTGTATCGGAAAAACTGGAAAACGACGGAAAACGGCCCGGGGCTTTTTGACGGCGAAGTAACGTATGGTATCCGGTCGAACACATTTGACCAGCGAAGCGGAGAGACGCCTCCGACCGTGCGGAGCTTTGACACTATCGGCGGCTCGCTGCATATCAAACAAAGCATCGAAACGCTGAATGTGTATTACAGCCCGGCCTTGCCTTCCAATTTAACGTTGGATTATAAAGGGGCTATCGGATTTAAGCTTGATGGGACAAAGGCAACCATCGAAGGTTGTAATATTGTTTCTCCGATCCATCAGTTTTCAGAGACGCATTACTTTGCAGCCGAGTCGGTTGACTTTGAGTATATTCGCAACATTCGTGACTTGACAGGCCACGTCAATCGCGACACGTTTCGGGGCTTTGCACCGTATGAAGTGCTATTTATGGGGGCCAGCGGTATTTTGCGAAACGAAGACCAGTGGGAAATCAATTACAAGTTCGCTTCGCAATACAATAACACCATCGAGGCAGGAACGGATTTGACCATCGGCGACATTACCGGCATCGAAAAGAATGGGTGGGATTATTTGTGGGTTGACTACGTTCTTAAGAAAGACGTGATCGCCAATGCACTCATCGAAGTGCCGCGCGCCGTCTTTATTGAAAAGGTTTATTTCTGGGGCAACTTTGATTTGTTGAGAATCTAATGGTGATGCGAAAAGTACAAACCGGCCAGCCGCTCAAGATCGGCGCATCGACGTTCAACACGTTCATCGATGTGGCCGAGGCGTATCAGCGGAATCAGTTCAACGTTGTCAACTCCCCCGCGGCCGCGTCTGGCAATTCGCGTAATCTGATTCTTGTCCAGAACAAAACCGGCGCGGCACTTGACCGCTTTGCAGTGGTTGTCATCGACGCGCCGGTCATTACGCCTGAAGACAATTTGGACCATTTCAAAAATACGATTGCTTTCGAGGTGGTCAATCCGGCTGGAACATACGGCGAACGTGTGGCCGTGCTGCAAGAACCGCTCGACGATGACGCCATCGGAATCGCGTGCATCAGCGGCGTGACTCCGTGTCAGGTGAACAAGCCTGCCGACCAGGACTATACCGGCGTTATCACAACGAACGGATCGAATGTCTTTTCCGCTTTCTACGGCGGCCCGAATGCCGTGCTGTGGATCGACTCGGGGACCGGTGACCAATGGGCGATTGTGTGCCTGAACAATGCGAGCGATGGGGTGCCATTGCTTGCCGTGACGCAAGAGGCCGCGCAATCAGACGCTTATATCAGCGTGAAGTTAGTCGGTGCTAACGGCTCTATGATTGGTTCTGCGTTTGATGCAAAGTGTTTATTCCAGGACGACGCAACCGCTGCGGACGAATGCTTGCCAGACGTGCAATCAGGTAAAACAGTTCCAATTTACAAAGGGCAAGATGGCGTTTGGTATTTGGGATTGACGTTTATTAAGTTCACCGAGTGTGCATAATGGCTAAGACCGCTTACATAGACTCTACAACCGGATTAGTAATTGCCAACGGCGGCAAGATAGCGGCTAGCGAGGATTGCTGCTGCGGTCTAAACGTTCCATGCGAGGATTGCGAATCTGTTTGTCCTTCTGAAAGCGGTGTTTGCGTTGAGATGGTAGGGTGTGGTTACAATGGAAAATGTTATTGTTTAAAAAAGTATATAACACTTACACTTACTCATAACTCAACTACATGGTTTAATGGCTTTGCTGAACTAAAAAGCTATCCAACACAAATACACTGGCAAGGTACAAGCTCATATGGACAATTTGGTGTTAGATATTTAACGGGGGGAGAGACTCCATCATGTGAAGTTTTTCCAACATTTAACGGAATAAATATGAGTACGTGTGGTGAAGAAAAAACATGGGAGATTTTTGCGAACGGCGGCACGATAACTTGCATAAACCCGCCTGGACTTCCGCCAGCAACATGGATATATAGTTGGGGCAATGTGATTTATGGCGTGTGAACACTTACAAAATAAAACATGCCTCATATTGAAAGAACTTGGTATTGGTTCGGACAATTATCAAGTGGCTTGTGATAATATTTGTAAGGGTGAACCGGACAATTTAAGGCAATACTTTGGAAACAATAAACAATCAAAAGAAGAGCAACAGCGACGCCAAGAGGCCGAGGCCGAGCGGCAACGGATGTTGGCCGAAATGCCAGGAGGCTTTGAACTGGCCGCGAACCTGTGGCGGCACTTAAAAGAAATCCATGCCCACTATAAAGCGACCGGGCGAATCAAACTTGAGCAAGCCGACATCGAGCGACGCATCTTAATCTGTCAGGACTGCCCTAGCAAACGAAGCGTGATAGACGACAAAGGGCATTTGCGATGCACCGATTGCGGCTGCCACATAAAAGAAGGCGTGCCGCTGTTAGGACTGGACGGCAAGGCGGCGTATGAGGCGATAGACTGTAAACGAGGCCATTGGCCAGAAATAAATCTGTAACAATTTTTGAAAGGATATTAAAATGACGACGCGATACTGGTTAGGACTTGGCACGGCGGTTGCGCAGAAAAACACATTCACTATTGGCGGTACGCTGGAAGCGGGGGATCAGCTCACCATTACCATGACGGCTGAGAATCTCTCCACGTATGATTTCACCTATGAGGCAGCCTCCTCCGACAAGGCAGCGGAAGCTATTCTCATGGCGGCGGCGTGGAACTTGAGCACCAACGCGCTATGCACGCCTATTACTGCAACGGCGGTAAGCGACACCGTCGAGCTTTTAGCGGATGTGGCCGGCGTTCCGTTTTACGCGGCGGCCTCAACCACGGAATCAGGCGGTGGCGCGGCGGACGATCAGACGTTTGAAATGGCGGCGACAACTCCAAACGCAGGGCCGAGCGATTGTAATGATACGGATAATTGGAGCGGCGCTGCTGTCCCGGTTAGTAGCGATATTGTTATTTTCGATGGGCGTACAACCGTCAGCGCTCTTTACGGTATGAATCAAACAGGCGTTGACCTGGCCAAGCTGCACATCATGCCGAGTTATACCGGCTCGATTGGTTCGGCCGGTGCGCCGCTTATTATTGAGTGCGCCGGGAATGCGATCATCCAGGGCCAGGGCACCGGCTATTATTTGCAATGCGGCAATGACGCTGCGGATGCCGATATTGCCCGCTTGGTTGTCAATGCGAAAAAGACCAGCATCATCGGACTATCGTCTCAGAAAAACGCAGGCGGCGGAAACGTGGCCATCTTCACGGAGATCATCGCGCAGAGTGGCCAACTGAAGCTGTACGGCGATGCTGACAAAACAACCACCGGCGCGCAGGACGGCACGGCCTTTGGCACTCTGTACGCGGCTGCGCTCACGCAGGCGAGCGATTTGGCGATTGTGATCGGGGATCAGTGCGAAAACTTCAAAGCCGCTGTGGCCGGTACTATTTTTGCGGTTAAAGGTACCATTGCTTGCTACTCCGATTTGGCTACGCTCTATTTGTGCGGCGCTATTGTTGCCATTGGCGGTACGGCCTACAGCATGGACGCCGGCGACGACAACATCGGCACCCTGTGGAATTTGGCCGGAACGCTGAACTGGCACCCATCCACGGTTGTCACCGCCGTAGAAACGCAGGCGTCCGTTTCGCCGGCGATTACCACGCTGCACGCGGTCGGCGGCGTCTTCGATGCGTCGCTGATGAAAAACACGCATACCACCGCGCCGACGATTACGGCGCTGAACCAGTATGCCAGCTCGAATGTGTCGCTTGCAAACAATTATGGAAACGTGGTTGTGACGACGTGGACGAAATTCGGCGGCGACATGTCGCTGTCTCCGGGTCAATCGGCGGCGATTTCGTAGGAAACTCTTTCTCCTCCGGGTGCCCCTGTGTAATCCGACGCAGGGGCACTTTTACAACCATGCTCCGCGGCGCGTGGGCATAGCCCGACGCTATCCATCGCGGGCGACGGCTCTGGAAACAGGGCCGTTTTTATTTGGTGGTTATTTTTGTAACCGAAACTTTTAAGCCCACCAGGCGGGCCAGCTTGCACGCGGTATCGAATGGGATTTTGTTTTTTCCATCTAAGAAGTTATAAACCGTCATGCGCGTGCAGACCCCCTTCGATTCGGCGAGTTTCGCCAGGTAGGCGGTTCGCTGTTTTGATTGTTGTAAACTTTTTTTAATAGCGTAAATAATGTTCGGGTGCGAAATCATAGAATGCTCCAAAATAGGTGTTTCATTTCATTTTAAGGTAATGACCACAAGTCGCGTTTTTAGCCAGACGCATAAAAGAAGCCCCGAGGGTGGGGATGGTGGGGGGAAAATGTTAATGCTGGATATAGCAACCGTCTGGAACCTTTTTTATTTCAGATAAGGTTGTCAATGCCTTGCGGACTTCGGCTTTGATTTCCTCGCTGGCCGGCTCATTCAGGTTTTTGGCAATCCCAGCGGTTGCAATGTCTGACAAAAGCAAATCATCAAGTTCGGATTCCGTCAATTCCACAGTTTTAGTTCTGTTCATAGTAATCTCCGTTATCAGGTGGACAAAAGAAGTATCCCAGGCCGCAACACACGGCCCAGATTAACTCGCCGATGGCGATGGGGCGGTTAATCCACCCGGCGGCGACGAGCCAACCGGGGCGGAACTAAAAATCATTGGACAACAAATCCGCGAGATACACACTCAAATTGATCTGGGCAGCGGCGATACTCGCTAGCAACTGATTCAGCCGTGTCGCCGTCGTTAATCCATATCCGATAAACTCCGTTAGTATAGTTTCCGGTATAGTTGCTGTAAGTTTTCACAGTCCACCATTTACGGCCACGTGTCACCTCTACACCCCCACAACTTGGATAATCAAAATCAACGTCATTGTAACTCATTGGACATTCCTTTCTTTTTTTATTGGGCCATAATTTTACGCATTGTGGTTGCGTGTTTTTGATATTCTTTTTCCGCTTTTTCGGCTGCGGTTTTTTTTGCCATTTTTGCTTGCCATTCCGGGGTCGACTTGACCTCGGAAATCGCCGCCATAATCAAGTCGTAATTGGCCTGGGTTAAGCCAATCTTGCCGATTTTTGCAACCAAGCCTGGGTGGGTTGTAATTTTTACCGGCTCCTCATAGCCTACGCATGCAGCGTCTGCATAAGCACGTATGTGCAGCTCGCAGCAATCCACCGCAAACTTGTCACCGTCGGCGTTAATCTCACGGCTGGTTACAAGCTCAACTACAATTTTAAGCTCTTTTCCGTTTGCAGCTTGCCATTTGATTTCTTTTTTCATTTTTAGTTCATTTCAAAAAGTGTTTAAGACCAGTGTTTTAACTCTGTACAAGTATAGCATATTTTACAAACAAAGCAAGCGAAAAACATAATATTTTTTACTTTTTTTGTATTTTTAGTGGAAAGATGGGGTGTTAAAAAATATTAAGCATATAAATACATGTTATATAAACACTTACGAAAATAAATATGTTTTTATTTTGTAAAATTAAATTTTAAACTTGCATCCTGTTTTTTTTGGTGTATATTTCCTACGTAATGCTCGCACGGTAGCGAGCTGGCAAAAAACATTGACACCGAACACATAAAAAAGCCAATCTTCTCCCCTTATCGGGGTCAGTGTTTTTGTCTGACAGGTGCTCCACACGGGCACCTGTCAGACTGCCTTTTTTTAACACTCACTTTTTTTGTGAAAGGAAACGCGATGGACGAAACAACTCAGCAAGAAACAACGACTGTGCAAGAAGCAAAATTGGTTCCTGAGAAAAAGCCGTATGTGATCGTGCGCACCTACTCTGCCGGTGTGTTTGCCGGCACGCTGGAAGAACGAAACGGAAAGGAAGTGCGGCTGTCAAACGCGCGGCGGATTTGGTACTGGGACGGCGCTACGTCGCTTTCGCAGCTTGCGGTGGAAGGCACGAAACGCCCGGAGAACTGCAAGTTTCCATGCCCGGTCAACTCGGCAACTCTAACAGAGGCGATTGAGATTTTGGACGTAACCGAAGAGGCTCAAAAATCAATCGAAGCGGTGCCGGTATGGAAAAAGTAACTACTAGCAGCGGCTTCGGCGACGGCAGCGGCAGCGGCTTCGGCTTCGGCGACGGCAGCGGCTTCGGCGACGGCTTCGGCGACGGCAGCGGCGACGGCTTCGGCAGCGGCGACGGTAGCGGCAGCGGCAGCGGCGACGGTAGCGGCAGCGGCAGCGGCAGCGGCTTCGGCGACGGCT